AATTAGATATATTAAAATATGATAATAAACTATTAAAAGAACAGGTTGCATATTTAAAAGAAAAAATAGACCCATTTAAACTAGATATACGCGATCACTTTGCTGGATTGGCGATGCAAGGGTTATCGACTAAAGAAGGGTATACGGGGCTTGAATTTATTGCTAAAGACGCTTATGCACTGGCAGATGAAATGATAGCTGAGAGGAGTAAATCAGATGAGTGAATTAGAACTGATAGAAAGAGCAATACTTAGAAAAGAGTTTGAGTTACAAGAATTATTTAAAGACATAACACGTACTCAGCAGTATTTAAGATCAGCAAAGTTAGTACACAAAGTGCTTGAAGAGGATCATAAATTAGACTCACTTGTGCATTTTTGTGTTAACGGTAAGTACCCTGATGAGTAGTGCAATTATTTGTTTAGACAATCAGCCCGTTTTAGGACTGCCTTTAGAACTTCAAGAAAAACAACAAGAGGAAAAACGTATGGACAAAATATCAAGTGCGTTAAATTCACAGGTGGGAGGGTCACATTATAAAGACCGCAAAATCCAACCTGTGCAGTATATAGAAGCAAATGAGCTACAGTTTTTAGAAGGTTGTGTTGTTAAACGTGTGACCAGACACGATAAGCCTACAGGCAAAGGTAGGCAGGATATTGAAAAAGCTATCCATGAGTTACAGTTGTTACTAGAATTAAGATACCCAGAGGTAGAGGTATGAAACGGCTTATCACAGATAATATAGCTATACCAACGCGTCAGCATATACAGTGGCTACTTCAAATAGGAGATAGGTATGAAGAAGAGTCTAATAAAGATAACACAGAGGATGAAATAAAATCAGCACAAAACATAACATTAGTATTAGAAAATTGTGCGGGTAGGTTATATACTCAACAAAAACAGTATAAGTTTTTATTGGTTGGGTTTGTAGTAACTAACCTTGCATGGTTTAGTATTTATATGGGGTGGGTATAATTTATGTTAGTAGGTACAGAGGAATATTGGTTTAGTATTGTGCATATAAGTGAATGGACTATTTTTCCTTGGATATCTACAGATATGGGTGAAGGAGAAGAAGGCGAAGACTTATATGGGTGGAGGTTTACGTGGCTATGTTTTGATATTGGAGTAATAAATGGCGTTGAAGTTTAAAGATAAAACAATGCGTAGAAAAGATAAACGCTCTTTAAAACAAGCATTAGGCGGTGCAGTATACGTACCCACAGAAGAAATTAGAACACCAGAACAACGTGTAGCAAAACCTATTAAACCATTACGTCCACTTAATGAAGCACAGTCTAACTATATAAACTCTATTAAAGCAAACATTATTACATTTGGTGTTGGTCCAGCTGGAGTAGGTAAAACTTATATAGCCGCAGCATATGCTGCTAATCTTTTAAAAGAAGGTGAAATAGATACTCTTATTATCACTAGACCTGGGGTTGAAGCTGGACGTAATTGGGGTGCATTGCCTGGTGAACTAGAAGAAAAGTTTGCGCCGTTTATGGAAGCTAAGCCACTGGAGTTTATGAGAGGCAAGAGTTTTAATAATTGTTTTTGTATATTAGACGAAGCACAGAATACTACCCCCGCTCAAATGAAGTTGTTCTTAACACGTACAGGAGAGAACTCTAAGATAATAATAGACGGGGATTTAGAACAAAAAGATATAAATGGTATGTCAGGTTTACTGGATGCAACTAATAAACTATGGCACGTTAATAATATTGGAATTGTGCGGTTTACTCTAGATGATTGTGTTAGAGGTTCAGGCATAGTTAAAGATATATTAAGAGCATACGAGGGAAACAAGTGAAAGTAATATTATTAGACCATACAGAAGACCCAGTAAATACAATTGGTCGTATGGCGAGCATTTGCTATGATGCTAAAACAGATACAGTAAGCAACATAAAAAGGGCATCTCATTGCAAAGACAAAGGGCATTTGATGACGTTAAGATTTGCGTATGCTACGTTTAATATACAAGGTATTAGTAGAATCTGCTCACATCAGTTAGTGCGAATAGCCCATGCAGGTATACTGCAAGAGTCTCAAAGATATGTGGCTAAAACAGACGTACACTATATAACTCCTGAGTCTATAGGAAATACTAGTATAGAGTTTGAAGAAGAATGGGCAGACTATCTAAGACGTGGCGAGTACCTATATAAAAAAGGTATGCGATTAGGGATGAAAAAAGAAGACGCAAGGTATATACTACCTCAGTCATGTACTACCCAGTTAAATCTGTGTTTAAACTTTCAAGGTTGGCGAGATGTTATTAAAAATCGTACTGCTAAAGAAGCTCAATGGGAGATACGAGAAGCATTTTTAGAAATTGAAAAACAGTTAGCTAATGTAGCACCGGAGATATTTGGGTGAGTTGTGGAGTTATTATAAAAGAAATACCTTTTAAAGATTTATTTGGTACGCCTACAAATGACTCAAAGTGCGAGCATTCAAATTGGGAAGTCTATTACAGCTATAGAGTAAAAGTATGTACAGATTGCAAAGAAAGAAGAGATTTTAACGATACAAAAATAGAACATCAAAGGTAAATATGTCAGCTCCTAGTTTCAGTTATAGTTCTTTAAGCCAATTCATTACATGCCCAAAACAGTATGAAGCGCATAAGGTTTTAAAGTATATACCTTTTACTGACACGGAGGCAACGCTTTATGGTAAAGATCTCCACTTAGCGGCAGAGCACTATATAGGATCAGGCACCCCGTTGCCTGAAAAGTACAACTATATTAAGAGCTATCTTGATACATTAAATGCAATCAAGGGCGATAAGTTCTGTGAATTGGAGTTGGGGATCTCCCTTAAAAATGGCGAGTATGCATATTGTGAGTTTGAAGATAAGGACAGATACTGGCGGGGCATTGCTGACTTAGTGATTCTAGATGAACCTGCGGAGAAAGCGTATATTGTGGATTATAAAACAGGTAAATCTGCCAAGTATGCGGACACTAAACAGCTCGGGCTACTAGCAGCAGCTATTTTTTTAAAGTATCCAAATATAAAAACAATCAAAGGTATGTTATTATTTGTAGTATCTAGAGAGATTATTAAAGAAGACTATACCTATGAAAATAGGTTTAAAATATTTTATAAACTTAAAGAACCTCTACTTCGTAGAGAAGTAGCTTATGAGTCAGGTGTGTTTAATGCAACACCTAATGGGCTTTGTAAAAATTTCTGTATGGCTACACGATGCATACATAACGGAAACTATAAACCAGAGACTTAATATGCCTTATAAAAATAAAGCAGATAGAAATGTAGCTCGTGAATACGAGTTAGAAAAGAAAAGACCCGGCGCACATGAAGCTCGCATGGAAAGACAACGTGCAAGACGTGCATTCGATAAAGCGGGTATAGATCGTAAAGGGAAGGATATCGATCATATCAAAGGCGTTAAAGCAGGCAATGCAAAGAGTAACTTAAGATTGAGAGACCCAGAAGTTAATAGATCCTTCCAAAGAAACTCTGACCATACAATGAAAAAAAACGAACCCCCAAAGAAAAAGAAATGAAAATACCTGTAAAATCTGTACAGACCCTAGCTATAGAAGCGGGGTTACCTGAGAGCATAGTCGAAAGACATATAGATGCACTATGTCTTATAGCTTTAGCAATGAGAGAACGAGAGCGTAGGTGGTGTAAGAATAGAATAAGGCGTTGGTATTTTGATAAAGCGTTAAACAAACCCCAACTATTTGAAGCACTAGAAGATTAATGACTCGTCCCCTTAAGGGACTGTAGAGGAAACCATATGAAGATAGACGTAATACAGGACAAACTCCTGTCTATTAAAACCAAAGCCCCTCAAATAATATTAGAGGCGATAGACAGAAGTAAAATTATTAATGAAGATGAACACGGTAATGCCGAAGTGTGGGCATATTTTGGTTTAGGTGAAGCACATATATTAAACAACTTAAAGATACCAGACGTGCCCTCACCCATGCGTACACAATATAAATGGGGAGGTATATATAAACCGTTTGAGCATCAACGAGCTACTGCAGAATTTCTTACCCTTAACAAAAGAGCTTACTGTTTTAACCAACAAGGCACAGGAAAAACTAATGCTGTTATATGGGCAGCGGATTATCTGATGACGTTGGGTGTTATTAAACGCGTTCTCATTGTAGCTCCTCTATCCATATTAGATGCCGCTTGGAAGAACGATCTGTTTAAGACAGCTATGCATAGATCAGTAGATATAGCTCATGGTAATAGAGAAAAGCGTCAAGCTATCATTAAAGGAAATACCGAGTTTATTATTATTAACTATGACGGCGTAGAGATTGTAGAGAAAGAAATTGCACGGGGAGGTTTTGATTTAATCGTACTAGACGAAGCGACATTTATAAAGACCCATACAACCAATAGATGGAAGTCAATCAATAAATTAGTAACCCCTACTACATGGCTGTGGCTGTTAACGGGCACACCTGCGGCGCAGTCTCCAGTAGATGCCTATGGGTTAGCTAAGATGATGGATCCAAAAAGTGTACCCAGAGCCTTTAATGCTTTTAGGGATTTAGTTCAAGTAAAGCAATCGGTATTCACTTATGTAAATAGGCCTGAGGCAGAACAGATAGTACATAGTATTCTGCAACCTGCAATACGTTTTACCAAAGAAGAATGCCTAGATTTACCAGAACTACTTTACCAGACTAGAGAAGTACCGTTGTCTGCACAACAGGAAAAATATTATAAGTTGCTGAAGAAAGAAATGCTTATGCAGGCAGGAGGCGAAGAAATATCTGCAGCAAATGCAGCGGTAGCCTTAAATAAACTACTACAATTATCAGCAGGTTCTGTGTATTCCGATAGCGGTGAGGTTATAGAGTTTGATGTTAAACAACGTACGGCAGAGCTATTAGGTATTATAGAAGAAGCATCACATAAGGTGATTGTGTTTGTTATGTTTAGACACTCCATAGAATTAGTGGAGAAAGCTTTATCTAATGCAGGTCATTCAGTAGACGTAATACATGGGGGGGTTGCAGTAGGTAAGAGGAATAAGATTTTCTCAGACTTTCAAACCGCTAAGGATCCTCGCATATTGGTAATCCAACCACAAGCGGCGGCACATGGGGTAACTTTACATGCGGCTAATACTATTGTGTGGTGGGGTATAACACTTTCATTGGAGACTTACTTACAAGCTAATGCTAGGATACATAGAGCGGGCCAAGTTAATGCATGTAACGTAGTGCACTTAGTGGGTAGTCCTGTAGAGAAAAAGGTTCTCAAGGTATTGGAGAACAAAGGTGCTTCACAAACGAAGCTGTTAGACTTGTATAAGGAAGTAGTGTTATAGCTATTGACGACAATTAACGTATGTAATATACTATAATTCCATTTTAGGAGAACAAGATGAGCAACTTAAACGCAGAGCAGTTAGTAACTGTGTATATAAAAATGAGAGAGAAAAGACAACAGCTTCAACGGGAGTTTGATGAGGCTGATGGAAAGATTAAAGAACAGCAAGATGCAGTAACCCAAGCGCTATTAGAACTCTGTAAAGATATGGGGGCTGAAGGCTTACGTACTCCTGCTGGTAGTGTTTTTAGAACGGTAAAGACTAGATACTGGTCAAATGATTGGGCTAGTATGAAAGAGTTTATAAAAGAAAATGATGCTTTTGAGTTAATGGAACAGAGAGTGCATCAGACTAATATGAAAAGTTTCCTTGAGGAAAACCCTGGTAAAGTACCGCCAGGACTTAATGTTGATAGTAAATATAGTGTGACTGTGAGGCGTAAATAATGAATGAAAATGTAGATGAAGA